ACGCCATTCGCGGCTCCGCCGCTTCTCGGGGTCCGGCTTCGCCGTCCATACGCCGCCAGGGCGGCTTCTGGGTCTAGGGGATGGCACGGCCAGGGCGGCTGCTCTGCGCACCAGGGACGGCAGTTGGTTGGATGCACGCGTGCGCGTATGATCAGCGGCACAGGAAGTCAACCCCTCAACCAGGGAGCAATGAACATGGCAAAGCAGTTAACCCCAAAGCAGTTGCATTTCGCGAGGTGCGTGGCGCAAGGCATGACACAAGCGGATGCCTACCGCGAGGCATACAACCCGCGAGAAGGGACGACAGCGGCGAGCGTTCACACCCTGGCGAGTAGGCTCATGGGGCAAGTTGAGATTAGGGCAAGGGTGGATGCTCTGGTGGCGGCTAGGGAGAGGGCTGTGGCAGCTTCTGCGGTCTCGGACAGGGAAGCTGTGGTGAGCAAGCTCCGGGTCTGGATGACCGGGGAAGAAGAGACCGACGCATCCCGGCTGCGTGCGGCTGAGCTACTTGGCAAGGCATCCGGCCTGTTTGCGACTGAGGTCAACGTCACGACTAAGGACCGTGACCCGGGCGAGGTGGCTGCAGAGATCGAGGCGAGGCTGGCGGCACTGGTAGGCGCCCAGGCAGAGGCTAGCGAGGACGGCGAGGGCGAGCCGCTGCATTGAGCGTGCGCGCCTGCGTGCGCGGGGGGGTGCGCGTGGGCGCGTGTGCCTGCGTGCGTGCGCGTGCGCGAGGCTACCCCCACCCCCCCTGAGGCCGAGCAGGTACCTGACCCTATATACATAGTGAAACACTCAAACAATCCCCCTATTTTGCTATTTTTACCCATCGACACATGTTAGCTCTCCCCTTTTTTTTATAGATATTGTGCCCGGAGTCCCACTAGCCAAAATTTTTTGCAAAAAAATTGGCCTTATCTCTTGCACTTAGTTGTCAATAGCCCTAATCTGCTAAAATCAAGCGATAGCTCTATCTAGTTGAGCAACTAGTCCAGGGTGCAACTGACGGGCTTGCCCTTGAAGGGGCAGCCCGGCACCAGGAAACAAGCATGTACCATGTAGCAACTGTCTAGATTTCTGGAACACCAGTTGCTCAACTAGCTAGTTGCTCAACTAGTAACTAGTTGTACAACTAGAGGAAATCGAATGGCTGCGACAGATCGGATCAATCCCAATCTGTTGAAGAATGTGAAGAACCTCTCTCCTGAACAGCAGAGGGAAATCCTTGCTCTGCTGGATGAGTTAGAGGATGCCGAGAAGAAGGAAGCAGCCCGGCATAGTTTCCTGGGGTTTATCTCCATGGCATGGCCCTCCTTCATTGAGGGCAGGCATCACAAGATCATGGCGGATGCCTTTGAGCGTGTTGCAAATGGCGAACTCAAACGCTTAATAATCAACATGCCGCCCCGGCACACCAAAAGCGAATTTGCTTCATACCTGCTCCCTGCATGGTTTCTCGGCAGGTTTCCTGAGAAGAAGATCATTCAGACGGCACACACTGCCGAGCTGTCCGTTGGTTTCGGCCGGAAAGTTCGGAACCTCGTTGATAGTGAAGATTTCAAGGCGGTGTTCCCTGCTGTCTCCCTGAGATCGGATTCCAAGGCAGCCGGACGCTGGAGTACCAACAAGGGCGGGGAGTATTTCGCTATCGGTGTTGGTGGTGCCGTGACAGGTAAGGGCGCCGATCTCCTGATCATCGATGACCCGCATTCCGAACAAGAAGGCCAGAGCGCTGACCCCGGGGTCTTCGACAAGGTCTATGAATGGTACACCTCCGGTCCCCGGCAGCGTCTTCAGCCTGGGGGCGCCATCATTGTCGTCATGTGCATGACCGGCGACACCAGGGTCCTCATGGCCGATGGGAGCGAATCACTCCTCAAGGACATTAGACCAGGGGACATGGTCGCCACCTACGAAGATGGACGCCTGACCACCGCAAGGTTAAACAACTGGCGGTCAAGTGGTTGTGATTCCGTATACAAAATAAAAACAGAATCTGGCAGAATGCTCCGTGCAAACGAGAGACACCCGTTTCTCGTGGAATGCAATGGAGAACGCCGATGGGTCAGGCTCAAGAATCTCAAGCCGGGCATGGGACTTGTCTCACTGAAGGATGCACTCGTCCTCCCCGGGCAAAAACAAAGCCTGGGCTTTGCGGCCCCTGCCAAGCTAAAGCAAGCTATCACCGCAAGAATCCAGATGCTCCTTACCGCGATGTCGGGCACCACGGCAAATGGAAAGGCAAGCAGTGTTCTTCTGAAGGCTGCGAAAAATCTGCAGTATCCAAAGGGTATTGCGGCTCTTGCTACCAGAAAGCTTTTCCGCCTCGGAAGCGGACTTCTAGGGAAAACAGGGCGGCTCGCATCAAACATCGCTACGGCATCACCGCTGAGCAATATGACCGAATGGTTGCGGAGCGCAACAATCGATGCGATGTGTGCGGCGAAGAGCCTAGCGCAAGCAATACCCGCGCCCATTGGAACGGCAAGCTTTGCATCGATCACTGCCATGACTCAGGCAAGGTGCGGGGCCTTCTCTGCAACGATTGCAACCTTGCAGTCGGGTACGGAAAAAGCCCGGAAACGCTTCGCAGAGCGGCAGCCTATCTCGACCTTCACAGTTGACCGAATTGTGGAGATCACCCCCGACGGGGAAGAGGAGGTCTTCGACGTAGAAGTTGACCGCACGGAAAACTTCATTGCCAACGGTGTCGTCAGCCACAACACTCGATGGCACAAACGAGATTTGACCGGCCAGATCCTCAAGTCCTCTCTCCAGCGGCAGGGATCTGATGAATGGGAGGTGATCGAGTTCCCGGCGATCATGCCCTCGGGAGAGCCTCTCTGGCCCCAGTTCTGGCCCAAGGCAGAGCTTGAGGCCCTGAGGAATGAACTCCCTGCTCCCAAGTGGAATGCCCAGTACCAGCAGAATCCGACCTCGGAAGAGGGCGCCATTGTCAAAAGGGAATGGTGGCGCGAATGGGAAAAAGACGTACCCCCGCCGTGTGAGTTCATTATCCAGTCCTGGGACACGGCGTTCCTTAAGACGCAAAGGGCAGATTACTCGGCCTGCACCACCTGGGGGGTGTTCTACCACCCCGATGATGATGGCCGTATGCAGCCCAATATTATCCTTCTGGATGCGTACAAGGAGCGCCTAGAGTTCCCTGAGCTAAAGAAAGCTGCCTTTGAGTATTGGTCTGATTGGCAGCCCGATGCTTTCATTGTGGAAGCCAAGGCCGCAGGGACGCCCCTGATCTTTGAGCTTCGCGCCATGGGCATCCCGGTGTCCGAATACACCCCCTCCCGGGGCAACGACAAGATCGCCCGGGTAAATGCCGTTGCTGATCTCTTTGCCTCAGGCACCGTCTGGGCACCGGCAACTCGGTTTGCGGAAGAGGTCATCGAGGAGTTTGCTTCCTTCCCTGCTGGGGAGCATGACGACTTGGTGGACTCTTCCACCCAAGCATTGCTCCGCTTTAGGCAAGGCGGGTTCCTTCGACTCCACACGGACGAGGAGGATGAACCCCTCATTCGTCAAAAAGCAGAGTACTACTGATGGCCTTTCTCCAAAGTAACATCCCGCATTTCAAATGCTGGGTCCGCCGGGAATATACTCATAACCATCTGAAATATCATGGAGAGTTCCTCCATGCGATGGCGATTGCGGTGACCACCATCCCGGCACGAACCTTAAGCTTTCAGGTGATCTTCACCGGGGCAGAGACCTACGACACCGATGAGCCGAATGTGCATGGCGGGGCAATGTGGGCGCGGATGCCCATCACTGCTCTGGTAGGGGACACCCCGCTGGAGGAATGGCCTGAACCCATGCCAGCCTGGGCAGCCCAGCCTTGGGACTGCGCATCAAGGACTCACGCGGTTTATGTGCTGGATCGATGCCAGCCCTGCCCCTGGCTCGCCAAGATCGATGGCAAGTTCTACCCGGCAAAGTACTACTTCACAGTGGATTATACTGATTCTGAGATCGGTGATGACCCAGCCCAGCACAAGCAGTCCCATGTGCTAGAGTTGCTCGATGCTGGCCGCTGGACAGGAAACATAGTAGCGTTGCCGAATAACAGGGTGCGAGTCACCCATCCCGCATGGTGGGAGACCGGCGAGGGCGCACCGGATTTCAGGCCCTCTCAGCACATTCATTACAGCAAGAGCGACTTGGACTACACCCTCGATGTGAACCAAGTGTTCGATAACCTCTACGCGGAGCAGCGTGATGAAAAAGACTAAGGGTTACATGGCTGGCGGAAAGGTCATGAAGTCGAAAGGCATGGCAAAAGGCGGCAAGCTTAAGATGGTCGAGAAGGACGGCGAGAAGGTTCCCTTCTTCATGGCTAAGCAGGGCGGAATGATGCCCAGCGGCACCCGCATGACCACCAAGATGATGGCAGCCGGTGGCAAGACTAAGGGCGCAGCTCGCGGCGGTGTTCGCGGCTCTGGCGCGGCTCGTCCTCAAATGTTTGAGAAGAACGGCTAAATGGCTATTGATCGCGCCATGCTGGACTCCGACCCGATCCTCGGAGAGGGTGAAGAGGGCATTGAGATTGAGATCGTTGACCCCGAGGAGGTCTCTCTACAGACCCCTGATGGCGGGGTGATCATCGACTTCGACCCCGACATGGCTGAAGTTGACATGGTTGGTCATGATGACAATCTTGCTGATTTCATCGATGAAGGTGATCTCGACGCTATTGCCTCGGAGCTGGTCGGCAATTACCGCTCTGACAAGGAGAGCCGGGCTGACTGGGAGCGTTCCTACATCAAGGGCCTGGAGCTGCTGGGCCTCAAGCATGAGGACCGCACCACACCCTGGGACGGCGCCTGCGGTGTGTTCCACCCGCTACTGACCGAATCCGTGATTCGCTTCCAGTCTCAGGCTATTCAAGAGCTGTTTCCTGCTGCAGGCCCGGTCAAGACCTCTGTGGTCGGGAAGATCGATACAGACAAGGAGAAGCAGGCTCACAGGGTGCAGGATTACCTGAACTACCTGCTCACCGAGAAGATGACCGAGTACCGCTCCGAGACCGAGCGGATGCTCTTCTCTCTTCCCCTGGCAGGTAGCGCGTTCCGCAAGATCTATTACGATCCCACCCTGGGCCGTCCTTGCAGCATGTTCGTCCCGGCAGAGGACTTTGTGGTCAGCTACGGGGCCTCAGATTTGAACACATGCGAGCGTGCAACGCATGTGATGAAGAAAAGCTCCAATGAAATCAGGAAGTTACAGGTCTCTGGGTTCTATCGAGACATCGATCTACCCCCGGCAGCCCCTGATTACGATGATGTGGAGCGCAAATATGGCGAGTTGACCGGTGATTCGGTCAGCTATGACTACGATTCCCGGCACACCCTCCTTGAAATGATGGTGGATCTGGACCTCCCGGGCTTTGAAGACACCGATAAGGGCGAGCCTACGGGCATCCAACTGCCCTATGTGGTGTCCATTGACCTCTCGTCCCGGACCATTTTGTCCATCCGGCGCAACTGGTACGAGGATGACCCCCGGAAAATCAAACGGGAACACTTCGTCCACTACCAATACATGCCCGGACTGGGGTTTTACGGCTTCGGACTGATCCACATGATCGGTGGATTGGCGAAATCCGCGACCTCCCTGCTCCGCCAGCTCGTTGATGCAGGGACCCTGAGCAATTTGCCGGGTGGTTTGAAGTCCCGAGGCCTCAAGATCAAGGGTGATGACACCCCGATCATGCCCGGCGAGTTCCGAGATGTAGATATCCCGGGCGGAGCGATCAAAGACAACATCGCGTTCCTGCCTTACAAGGAGCCGAGCAACGTTCTGTACCA